GAGTAAACCGCACAAAATTGTTAAATTTCGAGTGTTCTAGTACACACTTATTAACATATATGCAACTAAAATTAACACTAAATGTTAAAATGTTAATTTATATATATGGTTTCAATTGTTTATTTTTAAATGAGAAATATCAAGAACTAACAAAAAGTATTTACAAATTTATTTTTATATAATATTAATGTCAGATATAGTAAAAGGTGACGTCATCATGCTATTCATCAAGAAATCAGACACTTGGCAGGCTATAGCTTATGGAAAGAGTCATGAGTTGTCAATATCAATGAATACGAAGAATGTTCACAGTAGAGACCATGACAAGTGGACTTATTTCAGACCAGAGTACTCAGAATGGTCAATAAGCTGTGACTATCTGTATTCTGAAGATGCTGATTGCTTGTTTGATTTGTTTGAGAGACAAGATACTGTATATGTGATGTTAGGTCTTTCTTCTAACTATGATGGAAATGGCATAGTTGACACAGACAATGAATGGTCAATAGAAGAAGGATATAAAGGAAAAGCAATCATAACATCAATAAGCATCAATGCTGAAGATGGTGATGCTGCCACTTTGAGATGTGAGCTCAATGGTGTCTCTAAGTTGTCTAAAGAGTTGGCTAACTTTGAAGAAGAGCCATCAACAGGCTTCAATCCAGAGAAGCTTGACCCAACACTAGAGTTCACTTTCTCATCATCAATAACAACAAACAGTGAAGACAACAAGTACAAGCTATCTGATTTCACAGAGCTGCTTAACCCAGATAACCTACCATTGAGATTCACAGTTGAGCCAATGACAGGTACATTAGAAGACTAACAAAAATACATGAGATGACAAATGAATTTTGAAGATATATCATTATCAACTTTAAGTCCAGGTACATACACTATCAAAGCTATATTTGATGGTGATGATACATACAACCCAAAGACTACAACTTTCATACTAGTAGTTGGTGAGAGACCTGAAGACACTCATGTTGTGATTGACTTAGACAATAATCAAGGAGAGACAGTTACTCCTACATTGTCTTTTGCTTCAAGTGAGTTTACTATCATACAAGATGGTATTAACTTCATTTATCCACTTTTAACACCTATTAACCCTTCAAGCAAGCCATTAGAATGGACATCAAGTAGTGAGAATATCACTATAGATGTGTCAAACAACACAATGGAAGTAAGAGAATTAGGTACATATACAATCACAGCAACAATAATCGATGATACTTTAGATACACCTGTGTCAGCTTCTTATACTGTCATAGTACAAGATGAAGATGGTAATACAACTAAAGTACCTAAAGACCTTGGTCTATACTTTGAATCTAACATAGTGACATATTATGATATGAGTCCTGAAGATGACAAATATGTACTACAGATACCAAAGACTAATCAAACAGACGACAAGATAGTATCACCAGATCTAATCAATCTGTTCTACTATACTGTTGGAGATAATGATTCAAACATATTTCTAGCAACACAAGGATTCATACCTAAAGAATATTTCACTGAATATGGCAACTATACAATCATCCTTAATTTCAATGGAAATGAAGATTGGCTACCAACAGAGTTGACATATACACTATCAATAGTTGAACGTTCTGAAGCAGATATTTCATTTACAAGTCAAAATGTTACATATCGTAAAGAAAATGACAATATTTATCAACTACAAATTTTGAATAATCCTCATGATCTACCAGTTACATGGTCTAGTACAGGAACAGATGTAATGATAGATTCAGAAAATTCAACTGTAAAGATAAATGACAATAATGAATTTACAATAATAGCTACATTCAATGGTAATGAGCTATACAGACCAGCACAAGCTACATACAACATCAAGATAGTACTATCACAATCAGAAGCTAGAATATACTTTGAGCATGATAGCTACTCAGAATCTGCTGCATCAGGATTGGTTGCTAATCCTCAACTCATCAACCCAGCAGGATTACCAGTAACATACACCATAAGTGATCCTAATGCAACAGTTGAAGATGCAAACAATGGTAAGTGGTACTATTGTAATGTATCATCTTCTGGTTCAATAAATAATGCAACTATAACAGCTACATTTGCAGGTGATGACATATATGAGCCAATGACAGCAACTTGTACTTACTCATTAGACAATAGCACATCACCAGTTGGCAACTCAGGATTGTCATTCACTAATTCAACTGACAGACAAGCAGGTAACTACTATGGTACATATCAGCTGCAACAAGTCAACAACCCACATAATCTGCCTATCACATGGGACACTAATCTATCTAGATACTATTGCAAGATTGATGCTGATAATGGACTTATTTATGTCAATGAGTACTTCCCAAATATTTGTATCACAGCATCATTCAAAGGAAATGACCAGTATGACAGAGCAACTGTATCTTATGAGCTTCAGATTACAAGACAAGATGTGACATTGTCATTTGATGATAGTGTTGTCACTCTCAATGATGTTGAAGAAGGCAAAGCTACACCATACAGACTACAATATGCATCTAGTGATCCATTTGGACTTAGCATCGACTATAATGTGTATAATCTTGCTAACTCTGATTGGAAGCTACCTATAACACTCAAGAATGATGGCAATATGTATGTTGACTTGAGTACTGCAACAACATGGATGGTATATGCTTCATTCAGAGGTGACATGGTATACAAGCCAGCTACTACATCTTATGCTATCACAGTCAACACAATAACTAGAGAGGACATCAACCTCAAGTTCAACAATCCAACAATGACAATAGATACAGCTACAACAGAGCTTGACTTGCAACCATTGTATTGGAAGCTTGCATCACAAGATGATACATTCTGGAAGCAAGTAAGCTATGACAGCTCATCAGCTGACTATCTTGATGTTGACATATCTTGTGAGAGTGATCTGTTGATATTGACAGTAGACAAGGCAACTGGCAAGATTTACTTGTATGACAGCAACAACCATGCATCTAACATACCAAATGGAACTTATACTATCACAGCTAATTTCTATGGTAGCTCAACATACAATGCTACATCAACATCATACCAAGTAGTAGTGAGCAACTCACAACAAGGTGGTGGAGATAACCCAGGTACAGACAAGATACCTAATGGAATACAATGGAATGTTCAGACTAGTACATTCACACAGACAAATAACAATATATATGTTATTTCTCTTGTAGATGTCAACCCATATAATCTGCCTATCACCTATACTGTATATGGACCTACTGGTACAACATTGACTGGTAATGAGTTGTATTGTCCTACAACAGGTACAATTGTGATTGAAGCTTCATTTGATGGTAATGACACATATACTTCATATCTTGAAAGTCGTGTGTTTAGTATTACTAGTTCACAACAGAATCCATCAGATTATCAAAATGAATATCTTACTTTTGAAGCTCTTGAAGATGATGTAGAGATATATTTAAAATATGTTTTAGACACAAATCATAAACAAATACAATATTCAACCGATAAGATTAATTGGAATAACTATACATCAATTGATAATTCAAATTCGTCTGACAGTCCAATTACAACTTTAAATGTAGGTCAAAAACTTTATCTAAGAGGTACTAATAATATTTATGGTGGAGAACATTATTATAATTACTTCACTAGTACAGGAAGAGTAAATATTTATGGTAATATCATGTCATTAGTTGGTGGAAGTAATTTCAGAAATCTAACAACATTGACTGGTCAATATAATTTCAGCCATATTTTCTACACTTTAAAGGTTGTAGATGCTTCTAATCTTATATTACCAGCTACTATATTGAAAAGAGGTTGTTATGTTTGTATGTTCCAAAGTTGTAAATCACTTACTAATATACCAAACTTACCAGCTACTACATTAGCATATGGTTGTTATGAGGGTATGTTCTCTGGTTGTACATCACTTACAAATATACCAAATAACTATCTACCAGTTACAACATTAGCTCAAAAATGTTATGAGGGTATGTTCTCTGGTTGTACATCATTAACCACAGTTCCTAGTGACTTATTACGAACTACTATATTAGCAGATAATTGTTATTACCTTATGTTCCAAGGTTGTACATCACTTACTTCTGCACCACAATTACCAGCTACAACATTAGCAGAAGCCTGTTATTGTTTTATGTTTTATGGTTGTACATCACTTACTTCTGCACCACAATTACCAGCTACTACATTAGCAGATAGTTGCTATGCTAATATGTTCAAAAATTGTACATCACTTACTGCAGCTTCAGTATTACCAGCTACTACATTAGCTAATTATTGTTATGAAGGTATGTTTGTTGGGTGTACATCACTTACTTCAGCTCCAGTATTATCAGCTACAACACTGGCACCTGGATGTTATAGTCAAATGTTCTATAAATGTACAAATCTTAGCTATATCAAGATGCTTGCAACAAACATATCAGCAACAGATTGTCTTAGAAATTGGGTTTATAATGTAGCATCTAGTGGTTTATTTGTAAAGAATAATTCAATGACATCACTTACTACAGGTAATAATGGTATACCTACAGGTTGGACAGTACAAGATGAATCTGGTTCAAGTGGTTCAGGTGGTTCAGGAACACCAACTATTTTATTACCAAGTGATATAATATATGAAGTTTCTGACCAAAATTACACATATGACCCTATTACTAACACATATCCAATCTATTTTGTAACAGAGAATCCACATAATCTGCCTATAACATATTCTGTTCTTGGTGGTACAATAAATGGAAGTAATGTCTATATACCAGCTACAGGTACATACACAGTTGTTGCAAACTTTGCAGGTGATAGTACATATCAACCATGGTCAGACTACTATACAATAACAATTACACCAGGTGTAATTGCACAATAAATATATCAATTTAAATATTATGATAATAAATGTCGAACAAGTTTACAGTAAATATCCTAAGAAAGTAATAGAATACATGCAGAATCTAGTTGATTGCCTGTTGCAAGATTATGGTAAGATACCTACATCTTGGAGAATCAGCTTAGATTTGATAGCCGACAACTATGACATCTACATGAAAGCTAAAGAAGCAATAGATAATGAAGGATTGTTAAGAAAAGATACTCATGGTAGAACATTCAAGAATCAGAATATCAATATCATGAATACAGCACAAGAAAAGATAATCAAGCTTATGTCTAGTTTTGCTCTTACACCAATGTCTCGTTCAAAGATGAAGAATCTAGACAACACATCAACAAAAGATGAGCTAGAAGACTTGATAGCCTAAGATGGTAGAGTCACAAAGACTCTACCTTTAACTATATTTAACTTTTATTAATGACAAATATTGATAAAGACAAGTTATACTGGAAATACTGTTTTGATGTTGTTGAAGGAAGACAAGTAGCAGGAAAATGGATAATAAGAGCCTGTGAGAGAATGATAGAATGGGCTAATAGAGATGATATTTTCTTAGATTATGAAGGAATAGACAAGAAAATACGTATTATCCAACGTTTCAAGCTAGAGAATGGACAACATTTCAAGCTACAACCATTTCAATCATGGATAATCTGCAACATATTTGGATGGTATTATGTTGATGAACCAGATGTCAGAGTCATAAATAATGTATTGCTTCTGACTGCTCGTAAGTCAGGTAAGTCTACTTTTGCATCAGCTATAGCACTTGTACACATACTTTCTGATAAAGAATCATGTCCTGAAGTTGCTTTCATTGCAAATACAGCACAACAAGCAGGTATGTTGTTCAAGTATTGTGACAGATTTGCAAGATCTGTTGATCCAAACCAGAAGATATTCAGAAGATATAGAAACAGCATCAGAGTACCAAGACTTGATGCTCAGATTAATGTACTTTCATCTGATACTGCTCATATTGATGGTCGTTCAGACTCATTATTTATACAAGATGAGACACATGAAGCTAAGTCATTTGAGTTATGGAATGTACTTAAGACAGGCCAAGGTGCTAGAAAGAATCCATTAGCTATATCAATCACAACAGCAGGATTCAACTTAGGTGAGATGTACCCATTATACTCACAATGGAAGTACTGCACAAGCATACTAGATAACATGATTGAAGATGATACTTGGTTCGCTGCAATATATCAGATGGATGATAATGATGACTGGAAAGATGAGGCTAACTGGGTAAAGGCAAATCCTGGCATAGGTATCACACCTGACTGGAGATACATGAGAAACCAAGCAAAGTCAGCTATACAAAGTCCATACAATGAAGTATCAATCAAGACAAAGAACTTCAATATATGGTGTCAGTCAGCACAGACATGGATCCAAGATGAGAATATCAAGAAATGTATGCAGAAAGTCAATCTAGAAGACTACAAAGATGAAGTTGCTTATGGTGGTGTTGACCTTTCATGTACAAATGACTTGACAGCTTTTGCTGTAATGATACCACCTAACCAATATAGAGCTTTGAATCCAGACAAGTATATATTCAAAGTATGGATTTACATACCACAGATTGCATTAGAGACATCTATAAATAGAGAACAATATACTATATTTATTAAGAACAAACAAGCATTCATCACATCTGGTAATACAGTTGACTATGAGAAGATACTACAAGACCAGCTAGCAGTTGCAAACATAGTTCAGTTTGATAAGATTGCATATGACAGATATAATGCAAGACAATGGGCAATAAGTGGTGAATGTGAAGGATTACCACTTGAGCCTTATGGACAGTCTTTAATGTATTTTAACATTCCAACTAAACATCTGTATATGTTGATTATGAATGGACAATGTATAATAGATGCTAATATGGTCACTTCTTGGGCATTTAGTAATGTAGAGATAGTTGAAGACCATAATGAGAATATAAAACCAATGAAATCACAAGGAGATCCAAACAAGAAAATCGACCCTGTAATTGCTATGATTGAAGCATTAGGTGTTTATTTAGGAGATTCACAATATAGTGCTAATGTTATAGCTTTATAGTTTATTTTTACTTAAATATATAATTCTAAATCATGAAACAAAAGAAAATTGGCTCTAAGCTTTATGTATTTGATGGTGAGCCTTACGTTATCACAGAAGATACTGATGCTACAGTTGTTTATGTTCAAGCACATCTTTTTAATGGATATAAAGAACTAAATCCTTCTCTTAATATCAAGAAAATCAATTATAATGCAATTGGTGTAAACAAACCAGAATATTATGATTATCTTATTCAAGAAGATGAGACAGAAGTAGAGTCTCCAACTGAAGTAGAAACTCCTACAGAAACTGAAAGTCCAACTGAGGTAGAAACTCCTACAGAGACTGAGACTCCAACAGAACCAGAAGGATAATCAGATAAAATTTATTATTAAATTATAATAAGAAACACTTTCAACAAATATATTGATAATGTAAAATGAATCAAATACCATCAATAGTAAGTGGTAATGACTTTGTACTTAATTTCTATGTATATTCACCATCTTATGTCGATGGCAATACAATAATGACTGAGTTTGATTTGACAGATTGTAAAGATATTGAAATCAAACTCATTCATTCTAAACACGTATATATTGCCAAATATACATTAGATGAATCAGATGCAAACTTAATGAAGATTGATATTGACAGTAAGCTTGCTGTTGGTTCTTATGCAATAGAGATTACAGGAAAGACATCAGATGGAAAGAACTGGCGATACAAAGGCAAGCAAGGTGAATGTTTCAATATTGTAGATGCTACCAGTGCTGCTCAATATACAACTGAAGGTGAGACATGCATCAACTGTGTCATCGGATTCTATGGCACAGACATGAACAACTACTATACAAAAGCAGAGATAGATGACTTCTTAAGTAATCCATTAGATACAAGTTATTATGCTTTGAAATCAGAATTGTTCTCTGGTGACTACAATGACTTGACTAATAAACCATCATTCAGTGACTATGCTACTAAGAACTATGTGAACAGCAAAGTTAACAATACATCATCTTTGATAATGCAACAAATTGCTACTAAAGCAAATTCAAGTGATGTATATACAAAATCTGAAGTAAACAATCTTATAGCATCTAATCCAGGTTCAGGAACTTCTACACCTGTTGATTTATCTGCCTATGTCACAAAAGAAGATTTGAATACTGCAAGTTATCTTACATCTAGTGATTTAGATAATTATGCTTTGAAATCAGAATTGTTCTCTGGTGACTACAATGATTTGATTAATAAACCAACATTTACAGGTGGTGGAGCTGGAGTTGATTTATCTGGTTATGTTACAAAAGAAGATTTGAATAGTGCAAGTTATGTTTCATCTGTTCATTTAGATGAATATGCAACTATAACTTATGTACAACAGAATTATGTTTTACAATCACAAGCATTCTCTGGTGACTACAATGACTTAATCAACAAACCAACATTTACTGGTGGAAGTGAAGTTGATTTATCAGACTATGTCAGCAAGAGTGACTTGTCTACAGCAGGATATATCACATCTAATGATTTATCTAACTATGTGACACAGTTTGATTTATCTGTAGCTTCGTATATTACATTCCAAGACTTAAATGGATATGCAACAGAGAGCTATGTCATGAATCAAGGATTTATAACACAATCAGATTTATCTGATTATCCACAAAGAAGTGAGCTGTTCTCTGGTGATTATAATGACTTAATCAACAAACCAGATATACCAACAATGCCTAACATGTCAGACTATGTAACACAATTTGATTTATCTAATGCTGGTTATATTACATCTAATGATTTATCTAACTATGTGACACAATTTGATTTATCTGCAGCTTCTTATATTACATCTAGTGACTTAGATGGTTATGCAACAGAGAGTTATGTTATGAATCAAGGATTTGTAACACAGTTTGATTTATCTGACTATGCACAAAGAAATGAGCTGTTCTCTGGTGACTACAATGATTTAATCAACAAGCCAGATATACCAACAATGCCTAACATGGCAGACTATGTTACTAAATTTGATTTATCTATAGCTTCTTATATTACTTTTAGTGATTTAAATGGTTATGCTACAGAGAGCTATGTAATGAATCAAGGATTCTTAACACAACAAAGTCTAGATAATTATGTGACTAAGAGTGATATTAATAACCAAAGTTATGTTACATCGAATGATCTTAATTCAATGAGTTATATTACTTCACAAGATTTATCTAACTATGTGACTAAGACTGATTTATCTAATGCAAGTTATCTTACATCTGTACCTAATACGGTTGTAACATCAACAACATCAGGTCTTAAGATAGAAGTTGTAGCAGCTTTACCAGCTAATCCAGACAATAACTGTATATATATTATCCAATAATCAAATTATATTACAAAGAAACAATGAACGGATTTAACTTATCTAATATATCAAGCCTTTATTATGGTTCTAACAAGTGTAGTGCCATATATAAAGGCTCTACTTTAATTTTCAGAGACTATAGTGCAGAATATCTTACATTTGAGTCATTAGAAGACGATAATGTTATAGGTTGGAAGAAGAGTAGTTCAGATGCTCCAACAGGAACTATTCAATACTCAACTGACAAGACTACATGGACTAGTGTCACACCAGACACCACAGGAATAACATTAGCTACATTGAATACTGGTGATAAACTATATTTAAAAGGTGATAATAGTAATTATGGAAACTTTGTATCTAAAACCAATTTATATAATTACTTCACATCCTCCAAGACATTCAACATATATGGTAACATTATGTCATTATTAAACAGTACAAGCTTCAGTACAATGACAACACCACCAAATGAATCTAGAACATTCAGTAGTATATTCGTGGATACTAAAGTTGTAGATGCTAGTAACTTGATATTACCAGCTACTGTAGTAACTTATGCAGGATATTATAGTATGTTTAAAGGTTGTATTAATTTAACAGGTGCACCTAAACTTCCAGCAACATCATTAAATCAATTTGCTTATAATGATATGTTCTATGGTTGTACATCACTTACTTCTGCTCCACAATTACCATCTACATCATTATACAATTCTTGTTATTATCGTATGTTCTATGGTTGTACTTCATTAACATCTATACCAGTATTACCAGCAACTACACTAGCATCAAATTGTTATAGACAAATGTTCTATGGTTGTACTTCATTAACATCTATACCTACAAACTTATTTAGTTCTATTACTACAATTCAAGGTACAGATAATATGAGAGATATGTTTAGTGGATGTACATCATTAACAAATGCAGCTAATATGCCAAATGTATTATCATTGCCGAATTATTGTTTTACTGGTACATATTATAATTGTAAAGCATTAGTAACTGTACCTTCAATATTACCTGCTACTACATTAGGTACATATTGCTATCAATATATGTTTACAAATTGTGCATTTACTACAGCACCAGAATTACCAGCTACTACATTATCTAATCGTTGTTATTATTACATGTTCTCTGGTTGTAAAAATCTTAACTATGTCAAGATGCTAGCAACAGACATATCAGCAACAGATTGTCTTACTAGTTGGGTCAGTGGTGTAGCATCTAGTGGTACATTCGTAAAAGATGCATTCTTAAGTATAACAACTGGTACATCAGGTATACCAACTAATTGGACTGTAACAAATGTTGATGATAATGTGAAGCCAAATGCAAGTATCAAAGTATATGAGAACTACAATGTGGGTTATCAACGATATAATCATTGGCAATCAATGTATGCACATACCCACTATGTTACTCCTGGAAGTGATAATTCAAAATGGTATTATTATTACAATAATGTATTAATATTTAGTACTAACGAACAATATGTGTCGACAACGGACACATTAAATTTGAATATTGTCATTACTGGATTTACAAAGTTCAAGTTCTATATTAATAATTATACACAAAATAATACATCTTGGATATCTAAGATATCTGTTAACAAAATAAATGATAACACATATATAAATTACCGTGATATTTCTAGTTCAAATGAACATACAGCATATTATTTCAAGAATATAGAATCTCCTGATGGTATGTGTGTATTTGATAATCTAGATCCTAATACTAAATACAACATATGTATATGCCATGGATTTAATTCAGGAACTTCAAGTATAACAATTGCCGTTCCAGATATATATCCTACATTTGATGATATGGTAACTGATTATTTTACAAATAGTTCAGATTATACAGAAATATATGGTTCTTGATTATGAAAATACAAACAATAAGTTGTGATACAGGTAGAGTCATAGATGAATGGACTTGGTCAAAGTTATTAGAGATATGTGGTGGAGATGAATACATGGCTAATGATTTTGTAAAACTGATTAAGAGAAAACCAGAAAACCCGAACACTGGTGATATTCTTAAAGTAGTAGAATAAAGTGTCAATATTCTAGATTTTATATTATTATTAAATAGATAAATGAAATTTTAATATGCTAAGATTTTTTGAGAAACGCAGTCAGATTCAAGAAATGCCTTCTTATGGTAATGTTGGATTGACTAATCTATTGAATAAGAATAATCTATCAGGTATACCAGACTTGTCATTGTCTAGTGTCTTTGCTGCTGTAGAGATAATATCTAACTCTATAGCTGAGCTGCCTATCAATGTGAAGACAAGACAAGACAACAAGTCTGATATTGTATATGACCATAATCTTTACAATGTGTTCAATAATAACGTCCAGACTAAGTACATGCTTATGAAGATGCTTATTGTTGACATGTTGCTATATGGTAATGGACTTGCTTATATCGAGAGAGATAACAATGGAAAGCCAGTGTCTATCATCTATTGTGAGCATGGTACATACAATATCTACTATGACAGATTAACAAGAGACTTATACTATACAATTCAAGGTATCAACAATGGTAGAATAGAACCAATCAATGTCATCCATTTTGTGAAGAACTCTAAAGATGGTGTCAACGGTATTGGTATATTGAACTATGCAAAGAATACAATTGAGTTATCTAAATTTACAGAGAAGACATCACGTGACTATTTTAGTGGTAACTGTCATTTGAATGGTGTGTTGTCTACTGAATCAAAAATCAATACACAACAACAAAGAGAACAGATTCGTGATGCATGGATCCAAGCAAATGGTAATAATGGTACAGGTATTGCAGTTCTTGAGTATGGAATGAAATACCAACCAGTATCATCTAATGCTAAAGAAGCACAGATGCTTGAATCAAGATTGTTCAACTTGCAAGAGGTTGCCCGTTTCTTCTCTATCAATCCTGTCCTTCTAGGTGACTTGAGTCATTCAAGCTATTCTACAATTGAAGCTTCATTACTTGAATTTGTATTGCATACACTTATGCCTTACATCAAGCTGATAGAAGATGAGTTGACAAGAAAGCTCATACTACCAAGTGAGAAGGCATTATATATTGATTTAGATGACAACTTCATACTTAAGTCAGACAAGCAAAGTCAAGCAAACTATCTTACAACACTTAAGAATGCTGGTATCATCACAATCAATGAAGCTAGACAACAACTAGGTCTTAATCCTATGGAAAATTGCGACGTATTGATGGTAAATTTTACTAACATTGACAATAACATCATCAACAAGGATAGAGACAACAAAGATAAAAACAAAAAAGATAAAGAAGACAAAGATGAATAAGTTAGAGATTCGTACATCTGGTAAGTTTGATAAAGTTGAATCTAGAAAAATTCACGGTCTTGCAATTGTAGCTGACTCTAGAAGTCAAGTGCTTCGTTCAAACAAACATATGTTCTATGAGTTTGTCCAACGCTCTGCTATCAATGAAGACTTAATCAAGAACAACGATATCAAGCTATATATGAATCATGATGCCAGTCAAGGTACTTTAGCTCGTTCAAAATATGGTGAAGGTTCATTGAAGTTGTTCATCACAGAACGTGGCTTAGAATTCGAGACAGAATTACCTGATACAGAGAAAGGCAATGAGCTTCTTAGAGGTATTGAGCGTGGTGATTATGATGCTATATCATTTGCTTTCTTGGTTGGTGAAGATCACTATGATGACAAACCAAATGAAGAAGGAATATGGAACCGATACATTGACTCATTCAGAATGGTAGATGAGATCAGTGTCTTGTCTTGTGCTCCTGCTTACTTAGCAACAGAAGTTTCTTGTCGTAGTCTAGATGACAAAGTTGATGAATATGAGAAGAAAGAGCAAGAAGAAGCAGAAAAGAGAGAACAAGAACGTATTGAAGATATACATAATAGAAACAAAAAGATATTAGATGACTTAGCTTTATCAATAGCTGATGTCTAAAATAAAAAATATTATTTATTATTAATATGAACACAAACACTGTTGAATTACGTGATTTGATTCATCAACATGGTGAGGAAATTCGTTCAATTGTTGAGGCTGCTGATAAAGAGAACAGAGAATTGACAGAAGAAGAGAACTCTAGAGTTGATGAATTGAAGAAACAAATAGAAGAAAGAAAAACAGAGCTTGCTAACTTAGAAGCAGAGCTTGCTAAAAAACCAAAAGAAGAAAATAAAAATACACGTCATAATATTATGAACAAAGATGAAAAATACTTAATTCATGAGCTTCGTAATGCTCTTGATAACAAACAATCACAAATCAATGTAAATGCTGAAACACGTTCTGTTGCCGTACAAGGTAATGACGGTGTACATGATGAAGTTGTTGAGACTGAGATTCAAGGTATCTTAGAACCACTTTATGCAAATTCAGTACTTTCTAAGCTTGGTGTACGTTGGTATACTGGTATGAAACATGGTGACATCCAAGTACCTATCATGGGTAAGTCTAATGTATTCTGGGAGTCAGAAATGGCCGAAGCACAAGCTACTGGTAATCAATTCACTACTAAGAAGCTTTCTCCAAAACGTCTTACTGCTTATGTAGACATCTCTAAGCAACTTATCTATCAAGATACTGTTGGTGCTGAAGCTGCTATCCGTAGAGATTTAGTAAATGCATTACAAGACAAACTTGAAGCTACTATCTTAGGTAGTGCTGCTGGTGATGCTGAGAAACCAGCTGGTATCTTCTATGGTGTAACACCTGAATCAATCACTACTTACAAGAATGTATGTGACTTTGAAGCTGATGTAGAAGAAGCTAATGTTGGTGGTGACATGAAATACTTACTTTCACCTAAAGCTAAAGCTGCTCTTCGTGGAATGGCTAAGTCAACTAAGTCAACTCAATTAGTATTTGAGAACAATGAAGTAGATGGTACACCTGCCGTTGTAACAACTAACGTAGCTTCTAAGAAACTTGCTTATGGTAACTGGAACTACTTAGCTCTTGGTTCTTGGGGTAATATCGAATTACAACTTGATGAAAGTGGTGATGTTGCACTTAAAGGATGTGTTCGTATCATAATCAATGCATACTTTGATGCTGTTATCCTTCGTCCAGAAGCATTCGTATTTGGTGATACTACTGTATAATCATGATATAAAAGAGAGTATGAGCAATCATACTCTCTTCATAAATAGATTTTTCTAGAGAATGAAATACTTAACAATAGAAGATATTAAACGTCAATGTATCATTGATAGTGACTTCACCGATGATGACAATTACTTAGAAGCTCTAGGTGATGCAGCTGAAGAGATGGTAGAGAAACAAGTAAATCAATCTCTAGATGATATATATACAGCAAATGATGGTAAGATGCCTTCTCCATTAGTACATGCTATGAGAATGATGGTAGAGTACTTATATGCAAACAGAGGTGGTGAAGACGTTCAAATACCACAAGCATTCTATTATTTCTGTCAGTTGTATAGAAACTACTCTAACTAATTGTCACCAATAAAAATATCTTTACATTTTATGAACGCAGGAATTTTACGTGACAAGATAGAGATATATGAACCTGTTATTGTGAAGACTGACTTTGGTTCAAACAAGAACTCATGGAAATTGTTCTGCACTACAAGAGCTAAAGTTGACTATGGTTCAGGTGGTAGATCAAATGAGAACAATGAGATAGTATACAACAATACATACACTTTCATTGTACGACATTATGTTCAAGTGAAGGAGATAATGCAAATCAAGTTCAATGACAATATGTATCGAATTATATCAATCAAACCAAACAAATACTACAATGACAAAGAGATAGTAGCAGAGTTAGTAAATAAATAATTTGTTACTATGGGATTCATATTTGACAATACTAGTCTTTTCAGAGCAACAACTCAATCATTGAAGCAGTTTGAGAGAGCTGAGAACAAAGGTCTCAAGACTGGTGCTAATGTTGTTAAGAAGCATATAAGAGATGCTTTGAAGAGAACTAAGATTAAATACAACTCAACTGGTAAATACAAAGACAGACTGATAGATGCTGTAAGATCATCAAGACCATCTAATGGTACTATCAGAGTACATATATTAGGTACACAATCTGGTGGAAGTGGAACATATCGTTTGAGATTCTTTGAGTTTGCAACAGAGAGATACAGACGTAAAGGTCTGAAGAAACCAAGATATCTAGGTAATCTGAGCAAATACAATGGATTCTTCCAAGAAGGTTGGGGTACTGCACAAACAGAAGCTATGCAAAAGATGTCAGAAGCTTTCAACAAATATATAGAAGATGCATGGAATAACACACGATGAGAGACAACTCTATACTTATAGGTAAATATATCTATTATTTCTTGTCTACAAATGAGAACATACTCCAATATGTAGATAAAGAGAATATATTTCCATTACTTGGTAATCTCAAGCTAGACTCTCAAGGAAATCCAACTGACGTCACATTTCCATTTGTCACATTTGAACGTACATCTGTCAAGCCAATATACACTAAAGACTATTGTGCCACAGACAATGAAGTTACAGTAGCTATAAGCTGTGTGACAACAGAATATGAACAATCTATTGACATAGCCAATGCAATAAGAGATTGTTTCGAGGGTAAGCACTATCAAGATGAGACAATCATAATAGATAGAATAGAAGTAAATGACATATCAGAAGACTATGCTATGGATGCATACATGCAACATATCATATTCAAGATGCATGTCAGAAGCAACATACAATAAATATATATATTTAACTAAATATGGCTGAAATAATTAAAGGTGATAAACTTATGATCTTTGTAGGTGGCCAAGCTATAGCTTATGCTAAGACACATACACTTTCATTAAGTGCTAATACTGTAGATATAGGTTCTAAAGACCATGGATTCTGGGGTGCTAGTGACGTAGGTAAGCTTACATGGGAAGCTACAACTGAGAACTTGTACACAGAAAATGCATTTGATAGCTTATTCAATGCTTATCTTAACAAGACTAAGGTTACTATAGTGTTTGGATATGCATCTAACTATGATGTCAACGGTCTTAACTTAACTGAAGCACAAGGTGACACACGTCCAGCTTCTTGGACTGCTGACCAAAGCAAAGGCTACACAGGTCAAGCTGTTATCACTTCACTTTCTGTAAATGCAAATACAGGTGAAAATGCTACATTCTCTTGTACTTTCACAGGTGCTGGTGCTATCCAAAACTTGAACGCTGGTTCTAGTGCTGCTGGTGGTGCTGAAGGTGGTAATAGTAATCCTCAATAATACAAACAAGGTGTTTCTTGTTATAATTTGATATATTTTTTAATTGGTCATAGGCTATATTAGCTTATGACCTTTTTATTTATCTAAAATTTTTATTATTAATAGAAATAGAAATATATCTTGTTATAATTATGACATTTAATATTAATGGTAAAGAATATCAATTGAAGTACTCATTCAGAGCTTTGATGATATATGAGAACATCACACACAAGTCTTTCAATCCTAAGACTATAACTGATATGATTGTATTCTTCTACAGTATCATATTAGCGGCTAATAAAGGATGTGAGCTTATGTTTGAAGAATTCATGGATTGGATAGATGATAATCCTGAGTCAGTGAATGATTTCTCTACTTGGTTGACACATATGTTCACTCAACAACAAGAGATTTCACCTGTTGAAAACAAGAAAGAGCTGACAGAAGAAGAATCAAAAAACTAATAATCCATGAAGTATTCAAAGTGTTAGTAGTTGGATATAAGCTTGTATCGATGGAATACTTCATGGATGAGATGCAAGAATATGAGCTTCATGATTTGTACAATGCTATGGAATATGCTAACTTAGGTGACTGGCAACAGACAAGATACATAGTATATGCTATAGCACAAGCAAACTCAACAAAGAAACTGAAGATGACTGATTTGATGAAACTACCATCAGATCCAGATTACAAGAAAGAGACAATAGAACACGATACACATATATCAAATGAAGAGAAAGAAACACTAAAGAAAGAAGCTGATAGATTTGCAAAGATATTAGCTCAACAAAAAATAATCTAATATTAAACATGCCTGAACTAAGTGGTAAACTATCATTAGATGGTACACAATATAACAAGACTATGTCTGATGCTGAGAAAGAGAATGCAAAGTTTCAAAGACAAGTCAATCAAGCAAACAAAGAATTGAATGCATTCTCAAGAAATGCTAGTTCTGCTAAGTCAAGCTTAGCTGGATTAGCACAATCATTCAAATCAGGTGATATAGGTGGATTCATCACAAATGCAAGAGGTGCTGCTACTGCTATAACATCTCTCATACCAGCTGGTGCTAGTGCTGGTACTGCTCTTACATCATTAGGTGCAGCTGCTACTACTGCTCTTGGTCCTGTTGGATTGATAGCTGGTGCTATAGCTGGTATTGCTGGTATAAGCATTGCAAGCATAGGTGCAGTTGAAGACTTTGACAAGTCTATGCGTTCACTATCTGCTTTGACTGGTGTTACAGGTAAAGCATTAGATGAGATGGGTGATAATGCTATAGAGATGTCAGACAAGTATGGTATTGCTGCTACTGAGATTGTTGGTTCAATGGAGAAGATTGGATCACAAGCTCCAGTATTGCTACAAGACAAGAAAGCAATGGCTGAAGTGACAGAAGCAGCTATAGTATTACAGAAAGCAGCTGGTAACATATCAATGGATGAGTCTAGTGCTGCTATAACTACTGTAATGAATCAGATGGGTGTTGAAGCAAGTGAAGCTACTAATATCATCAATGCTTTAGCTGCTGGTTCACAGAAAGGTTCTGCTGACATAAACTATCTTAACCAATCTATAGCTAAGTGTGGTGCACAAGCTGCTGGCTCTAAGATGTCATATCAACAACTTGTTGGTGCTATTGAGACTATTGGACCTAAGTTTGCTAGTGCTGAAGTGGCTGGTACTGCACTCAATAGTATGTTAATAAGACTTCAAACCCAAGGTGAATCTAAGTTCAATCCTGCTGTTGTTGGTATGGAGAAAGCATTAGACAACTTAGCAGCTGCAAACTTGAATGCAGAACAGAAAGTCAAGTTGTTTGGTCAAGCTGGATTACTTGCAGCTAACACATTGATTGAACAGAGAAAAGACTATAAAGAGATGACTGAAGCTGTGACTGGTACTAATACTGCTTATGACCAGATGAATGCAAGAAGTGGTGGCTTAGCAACTACATTTGACAAGTTGAAGAACAGCTGGAACAACTTCATGATTGTCATAGGTCAGTCTGCACCAATACAAACAGTCATTGGATTGATTAGTCTTATGGGTAAAGGCCTTACTGGATTAATCCAAGTATGTGAAAAGATAGTTGGTGCATTCAACACTACAGTTGAAGTCATAGTTGCTGTGTTCAAGAAGATGTGGGAATATGTCAAACCACAATGGGACAATCTTGTAGGTGCTATAACTAACTCATCAATATATCAAGCTTGTGCTAGAATATTCAAAGCTATATATGAGTTCATCATAGGTGTCATCAACAAGATCTCTAATGCTTGGCATGCATTCTTGAATTGGTTAGGTATAGAGTCAAAGAAACCAGAGACTAAAGTAGTTGACTTGAAGGTCAATGATTCTGAATTGAAGAAGATAGATGAAGCAGTTGGTAGTAAGTCTGGTAAGAAATCAAAGACAATTGATTTTGATAAAGGTAGCTTAGAGTTCTACAAACAAGAACTAAGCAAGCTAGAAGACAAGCTTACTAAGAAGAAGCTAAGCCTTGTTGATGTTGAGAAGACTAAACAAAGTATATCTGACTTGAAAAAGCAGATAGAAGAGAAAGAGATTGAGCTTGGACTTAGAGCAAAGCCAGGTTCATTAGAAAACATAGAATCACAAATATCTGAAATAGACAGCAAGCTTAAGAAACTTGATCCTAAGATTGATAGTGCTACTATAATGAAGCTTCAAGTAGACAAAGAAGCATTACTAGAAGCTAAGAAGAATGTCACTAATGCAGTAAATGGTGTTGTGATAAATGGTTCTGAGTTCACAACAAATGGTGCAAGTGGCTCATTACAAGAAGCTGGTGATAGAGTAGCATACTACAAACAAAGAATCCAAGTTGAGACAGAAGGTACAGAACAATACTATGAGCTTGCCGACAATATAAGAGAATGGACTGAGAAAGAGCATAATCTCAGAGTGAAGATGGATCTAGACACATCTGGTATACCTGAGAACACACAAGAATGGTTTGACAAGAGAATACAGATAATACAAGCTGAGATTAAAGCTATACCTACTGACACCAAGAAGTATGATGAGAAAGTCAAAGAGTTGAAAGAACTCAAAGCTAAAGAGCAAGTCATTAATGCTAAGATTGCCTTAGATACTAATCTTGGTAAAGATGGTAGCTTGAGCAAGATACAAGCTGAGATTAACAACATCAAAGGACAGATTGATCTTGAGGTCTATGGTTCAGATGATTACTGGAAGTTGAAGAAAGACTTGAAAGAATTAGAAGATAAAGAACATGAGATAAAAGTGAAGATGAATCTAGATGACATGAGTGCACTAGACAAATATGATACTTTTGTTGGAATGTTTGATGGTATTGATGGTGTTGTCAACTCATTCACTAGCTTGACTCAAGCAATAGAAGAAGATGGCAATGCATGGGAAGTGTTCATGAGCACTATATCTGTTGTTGACAGTATCATCAATAGTGTAATGGCTACAATGCAAGCATATCAGTTAGTTGTCAGCTTGCTTACAACAACAAAAGAAGGTGCTGCTGCAGCTGAAGGTGCCCATGCTGCTGCTAGTGTGACATCTGCTGCTGCTACAATTGCTGAGAGTGCTGCATCAAAAGAAGAAGCCACTACAGAAGCTGGTGCCATAGCACCTAAGACAGCACAGGTTGCTGCAAACAAAGCATTAGAAGCATCTGTATTAGACTTAGCAGCTGCACAGATATTCTTAGCACATGCTGGTATACCATTTGTTGGTACTGGACTAGCATCTGGATTTGTGTCAACTATGATGGCTGTCATGGCTGCACAACATGCCGCTTCACTTGGATTACAAGCATTTGCTGATGGTGGTATTGTGAATGGCAAGACAACTATTGGTGATATGAACATGATAAGAGTCAATGGTGGTGAGATGGTATTGAACAAGAAACAACAAAGCAATCTGTTTGATGCTATTGACAAGAACAAGCTTGGTTCAAACAACAATGGACGTATGGTAGCTGATGTCAAAGTCAAAGGTACTGACATGTACTTGATGTTCAAGAACCTCAGCAAGATAGAGAAAAGTGTAGGTAAAGATATAGGAATCAGATAAAATGAGTACAACAATAAGAGGAGCATTCAAGAATATAGACAATGAAGACATCTATGTTGACATTGTCTCTAATACAGGTGACAGAGCTTTTGTCATTGGTGGTGATGAGATAAAGTTCTCTAGAAATCCAGTGGAGATAGATGTAGACTGTGATAAGCTTACAACACATATCATCAAGAAGAAATGCAAGGTATCACTAGTCACATCAATCTTCCTTGGTGAATATCTCTTCACTGGCAATGACAGAGATGTTACAATAAACATATATAAGAATCAAATCTGCATATTCAGTGGATATGTACAGAATCAGTCATTCACACAACCATGGGCTAACAACCAAGAAGAGTTTGAGTTGAACTGTGTTGACTATCTGTCTACATTACAGAACAGATACATTGTAGACAAGTCAATGTATGATGAAGCTAAGTCACAGAACAATGTGAAGTCATTCAAAGACATTATGTCAATGATACTTCCTTCATACACATACTGGGACAAGTCAAAGATAGTAGATGACAGTTATGACAACGTGTTTGATTGTTGTGGTATATCAATGAATGCATTCTTAGGTGAGTCAAAAGATGATATACAGACTAACGACTCAATACTAGAGTCAATGTTGAGATACTTGAATCTTCATATCATACAAGAAGGTGTGTACATGTTGATCTATGACTGGAATAGTGTTGGTGCTACAAATACATGGTACAACATATATGATGGTAGTACTATAACACTGTCTAGTGGTACATTGAACATTAGTCAGGAAAAATATGCTAGTGATGACACTAACATATCAATGAATGACATATACAACAGAGTGTCAGTCAAAGCTGCTTTTGAGAAGAAAGACAGTGTCACAACTTCACCACTTGATACTAAAGACATAAAGTACTACAACAACTACAAGCAACTATGGTACAGTGAGATAATATCTGAAGGCAAAGGCAGAGATGCACATAATGCTTTCACTGCTGCTGTCAACCAGACTTACAGTGACTACAACAACATCAACTGGAGTGACTACAAGAACTGGACTAGAGAAGACTGGTACATGAAATGGGGTTACAACAAGAATTGGAAGCTGTATTATCAGAAGAAGCCAATAGAAGACTGGCTTGAGTATGATGAGAATGGTAAAGTCATCAACCAACATAGAATCATGCAAGCATTGAAACAGAACAAGTTCATGCCTGCTTTGATCTCAGTTGGCTA